ATGCTTTCGTGAACGCCAGAAGCCGCGCCTCGATGCTTAATCGTCAAATATGGATTGATTCGCATGAGCCGTGCCCAAAGTGCGAAGGCGGCAGGATGCTCTACAGCATCTACATTGACGGGTTTCGCTGCATGTTTTGCCATCATGAATCCAATTACCCGGATGGCCGGGACAATGCTGCCAACGCAGTGCGCGTGGATCTTCCCTACTTCGGTCCAATGGCGCTGTACCATGAATCAGGCTGACATCCCCGAGCACTGGATTCAGGGCCAGCTGCTGGACTTGCGCCGCTACACCAACGGCACTTTCATCGCCACGCTGCTGGGTGAGGAACTGAAGCCCGATCACACGAACGCCGTACTGCTGCCGTCTGCCGATGATGCGCAGCAGTTCGTGAGCCGGTGGTATGCACGCGCGAGCCGACACTGATGGAAGAGTTTGCGCTTACACCCAAGCAGGAAGAGGCGCAGGAACTGCTGAACGGCCCAGCTGCACACGTCATGCTCGCGGGTGGCAGTCGATCAGGCAAGACGCTGCTCATCGTGCGAAAGATCATTCAACGGGCACTGAAGGCGCCCGGCAGCAAGCACGCGATCCTTCGCTTCCGGTTCGGCCACTGCAAGCAATCCATCGTGCATGGCACTTATCCGACTGTGCGCAAGATGTGCTTCCCGCAGATTCCGTACCTGCCAACCGAAATCAATCGCAGCGACTGGTTCGCGACTCTGCCGGGTGGATCAGAGATATGGTTCGGCGGACTTGACGACAAAGAGCGCGTGGAGAAGATCCTCGGCAACGAGTACAGCTCCATTCACCTCAACGAGTGCAGCCAGATTCCCTATGCTTCGCGCAACATGGCCGTCACGCGCCTTGCGCAGAAGGTGAAGGACAATGCGACGGGCAAGCCGCTGCGGCTGAAAATGTACTACGACGAGAATCCGCCGGATAAAGGCCATTGGTCGTACAAGCTATTCAAGCTGCATCAGGATCCCGACAGCAGGCAGGCGGTGGATCCCGGTGATTACGCCTTCATGCAGCTGAACCCGCGCGACAACCAGCAGAATCTGCCGCAGGAATATCTGAAGACGCTGGAGTCTCTGTCGCCGCGTCTGCGCAAACGGTTTCTGGATGGCGAGTTCCGTGATGCGGCCTCCAATGCGCTGTTCTCGGACGAGATGATCGAGCGTTGGCGCGTCATTGATCAGGAATTGCCCGAGATGCTGCGCATCGTGGTGGCGGTCGATCCATCCGGCGCCGATGACCAGGAGAACAGCGACAACGACGAGATCGGCATCGTGGTCTGCGGCTTGGGCGTGGACGGCAATGGCTATGTGCTCGAAGACCTGACGTGCAAGGCAGGTCCAGCCACATGGGGCCGCGTGGCGACTGGTGCCTTTGACCGACATGCTGCTGACCGGATTGTGGCTGAGGTCAATTTCGGCGGCGCGATGGTCGGGTCCACCATCCGCGCGGCGCGCCCTCGCACGCCATTCCGTGCTGTCACGGCATCGCGCGGAAAGGTGGTGCGCGCCGAGCCGATTTCAGCGCTGGTAGAGTCCGGCAAGATCCGATTTGTCGGCTTCTTCCGAGAACTCGAAGACGAGCTGACCGCGTTCACCACTTACGGTTACATGGGCGATCACAGCCCGAACCGCGCGGATGCGATGGTGTGGGGAATGTCAGACCTGTTCCCCGAACTGATCAAAGAAGCTGCCAAGCCTGAAGTCGTGCAGCAAATCATGCCTTCCATTCGTTCACGTAACAGCTGGATGAACACGCTATGACCGACCGCGACGCCGAGTTTGACGCGATCACCGAGAAAGAGATTTTCGAGGAAGCGCGCGACCGCTTGCAGATCGCCATGACCGCCGAAAGCAAGAATAGGCAGGCGGCTCTGGATGACTTGAACTTTTGCGAGGGTGATCAGTGGGAGAACGCCTCGGTCAATGGCATTGCCAGCAACAGCATGGAATCCCCGCAGCTGACGATCAATCTGACCGACGCAATGGTCAGGCGCGTCGTCAACAACATGAAGCAGCAGCGTCCGCGCGGGAAATGTCATCCCGTCAGTGGAGGCGCGAACATCAACACCGCGAAGGTCATCAACGGCATCGGGCGTCATGTCGAATACCGCTCTGAAGCGTCAGTGGCCTATGACCTTGGCGGCGAAATGGCCGTCAAGATCGGTGAGGGGTATTGGAGGCTGATTAGCGAATACGTCTCCCCCGAGTCGTTCGATCAGGATCTTCGCATCCTCCCCATCGACAATGTGTTTAGCGTTTATCTGGACCCTGCGTCGGTATTTCCTACTGGCGCAGATGCGGACTGGGGCTTCATCACAGGAAAGATGAAGAGGATCGAATACAAGCGAAGACATCCGCGCGCCGAGAATGCGGCGTGGAATATAGCCGGTGTTGGCGATGATCTTGAATGGGAGGATCGCGAGGAAATCCGCCTTGCGGAATACTTCCGTATTCGCGAGACAGAGCAAAAGATATTTTTACTCAGGGATAACTTTGGCGCGGAATTCGTGCGCCCAGCAGCAAAGATGCCAGCAGAGGAATCTCTTAAAGACGCGAAGCTAGAGGTGGTCGATGAGCGCATGGGGGCCATGCGTCGCGTGGAGTGGTTCCGTCTTAACGGGGTCAAGGTAGTTGATCGCCGCATTCTTCCTGGGACATCGCTGCCGATTTTCCGCTGTTCTGGAAACGCAACGAACATCAACGGGCGCATCCGGCGCCGCGGCATGGTCAGGTCCATGCGAGATCCGCAGCGCATGGTGAACTTTGGAGAAGTGGCGAAGATCAAGCGCTTGGGGCTTGCGCCTAAAGCACCGTGGGTCGCAGCGGAAGGTCAGCTAGACGGACATCCTGAGTGGAACGAGGCCAACACCTCTTCGGTATCCATACTTACCTACAAGCCCGTTACCGTCGCTACGGCGCAAGGTGAGGTGGTATTGCCGCCGCCGCAGAGACAACCTCCAGCTCAGATCGAGGCCGGATTCAGTGAATTTGTGCAGGGAATGCGCGCCAATCTCTTTGCAGTTGCCGGAGCGCCCAACGAGCCGGGCGCAGACATGCAGGGGCAGGTGGTATCAGGGAAGGCCATTCAACGCCGACAGTCATTATCGGATCAGAGTCACTTCCAATACTACGACCATCAGACGCTCGCTATCGCTCAAACGTGGCGAGTGATGCTGGAATGGGCCCGCGAGATTTATTCCACCGAGCGCATGCAGCGCATCATTGGCGAAGACGGTATGCCGTCAATGGTCAAGATCAACGAGCAGGTCGAAGAAGACGGAATTAAGCGCGTCAAGAACGACATTACCGTGGGCGACTACGATGTCGTAATGGATACCGGGCCTGGCTACGAAACCAAGCGCGAGGAAGGAGCCGAAGCCCTCATGGCGCTTGTCGATACGCCAACACTTGGGCCAAAGATCACGCAGGTTCGCGCGGATCTTGTCGTGCGGTCGCTTGACCATCCGTACATGCAGGAATTGGCAGACAGACTTGCCGCCATGACGCCAGATGGCCTGAAGAAACTCATGGAGCAGTTACCAGAACAAGCCCGCCCCGTGGTGCAGGCTCTCTCTGCGGAAAACGACCAACTCAAGAAAGCGCTCGAAGCCGCGCAGATGGAAATAAAAATGGGCATGCAGAAAGAGCAGCTCAAATCTGCAACCGCCGTTCACGACACAGTCACCAAAGCCGACACCGCGATTCACGTCGCAGAGATCCGGGCTGGCGCGCAGCTTCTCAATTCCCCGGCTGAATCCGGCAAACACCCGCAGGAAGCCGCGGCAGTCATCAAGGAAGCCTCAAAGGCTTCATCCATCGACGGTTAGGAGTTCACATGGCAATTGTCGTAGAAAGCAGTGTAGATCAGGCCCAGGCCGCGCTCACAGGCGAAGTAATCCAGCCCGCAGACGTGATCGCAGACAACGCACTCAAGAGCGGCACCGATCCTGTAGCGTCGGGCGAAGCAGAAGGAGAACAGAAGACGGAAGCCAATCCTTCTGCCGAGAAAGATTCGACTGATGAGGATGAAAATGGCCTGACAGCCGCTCAGCGCGCAGAGCTGACGGAAAAGATGCAGAAGGCCATCGGCAAGAAGCATCGCGCGCTGCGGGAAGCCGAAGAGTTTGCGGCCGATCAGTACAATCAGCGACTGCTTGCCGAGAAGCGCGCCGAGCAGCATGAGCGCGAAGCAAATCGCCTGAAAGCGCAGCTGAATGGCAACACACCGAACGCCGTGAAGGACGAGGATGACGGAAAACCGGATCGCGCCAAGTTTGAAACCGACGAGGCGTATCAGGATGCGGTGATCGACTGGCGCGTTGATCAGCGCTTGAAGGCGCAGGAAGCCGAGCAGCAGAAGAAGGCGCAGGAAGATCGCCAGCGCGAAACCCTCACCGCTGCGCAGAATCGTATCCAGGCCGCGATGGAAGTGGTGCCGGACTATGCCGAAGTGTTGGGCGCCGCAGATCAGGTCGTGCCGCCCCACATAGCCGCCTATATGCAGCGCTCGCCACTCATTGCCGAGCTGGGCTACTACTTCGCCAAGAATCCCGCAGAGCTGGAACGGCTCGCTGATTTACCCGCCGATGAAGCGCTTGTTGACATTGGCGAAATCAAGAGTAAGCTCAAGCCATTCGCCAAGGCTGAGCCTGCCGCGAAAGACGCCTCCACAAACGGCACCAAGCCGAGCACAGAAACGGGTTCACCCCCGAGCAAGCCCCGCGTAGCGGCACCGATCAAGCCATTGGGATCCGGCAGCGCGCTTCAGGTTGAGAAGGACGAAACCGCCATGAATGTGCGGGAAGTCATCAACGACTGGAGCAAGAGACGCTCACCGGCTCTGATGCGCAGAGCACGCCACTAGCGCGGAAACTTCAAGTTTCTGTTGCGCCCTGAGACTTCAAGAGTCCTTGAGCGCGGAGTGGAATCGTGGCAAACCAACTGCTGACCATCAGCATGATCACGAATCGGTCTCTGCCGGTTCTGGCAAACACCTGCATCCTGACGGACAAGTTCAACCGTCAGTACGACAAAGAATTTGGCGTCAAGGGCCGCAAAATCGGCGCAACCTGCAATGTGCGCCTGCCGCCCCGTTACCTGGGCACCTTTGGCCCGGCGCTGAACGTCGAACCCTCGACTGAGACCTATGTCCCGGTGTCCGTGAACTACCAGTTTCACGTCGATATTCAGTTCAACACGGTCAACATGTTGCTGGACATCGACGAATTCGAGACGCGCTTCATCAA